TGGGTCCGTGCAGAAGCAGAGATGCAGCTGCTTGCCGCATCGGGTCAGCCCATCGACATGCGGGCGGTGTTGAAACAGATAAAAGCTGAGATCACGGAGGAGATGCAGCAGGAGTCGCGTGAAGTCGCTGAGCGTATGGAGACCTACATGGAGGATCAGCTGGTCGAAGGTGGGTTCATGCAGGCGCTGTCGGAGTGTTTGGACGACTTCACGACGTTTCCTGCGATGGTGATAAAAGGCCCGGTAGTGCGTAAGCGCACGACGGCGCAGTGGGGCCAAGGCATTGGCGGCGCGTGGGAGGTGACGACTGGAGAAGAACTGCGCCTGGAGTGGGAGCGCGTCGATCCGTTCATGGTGTTCCCGTCGGAGGGCGCGGCGACGCCGGATGATGGCGACTTTATTGAGATGCACCGCCTCAACCGCAAAGACCTGCACGCGATGAAGGGTGTGGAGGGGTACTCTGACAGCGCCATTGACGCCGTGCTGGATGAGTACGGACGTGGCGGGCTGCGTGACTGGACGGACCTTGACGCTGAGCGGGCGTCAGCGGAAGACGCTGTGACTTCGTCGGAAAACTCCAGCAAGCTGATAGATGCCCTGCAGATGTGGGGGTCGGTGCCGGGAAGTATGCTTGTCGAGTGGGGGATGTCTGAGGAAGAAGTGCCTGACCCGTTGGCTGAGTACGAAGCGGAGGTATGGCTGGTAGGGCGTTGGGTTATTAAGGCCGTGCTTAACCCGGACCCGCTGGGGCGTCGTGGGTACTACAAGGTTTCGTGGGAAGAACTGCCGGGGATGTTCTGGGGCAACAGCCCGATGGACCAGATGCGCGACTGCGAGGATATGTGCAACGCGTCAGCACGCGCTCTGGCTAACAACATGGGGATCGCGTCGGGTCCGCAGGTGTGGATAAACGTAGACCGTCTCCCACAAGGGGAGGACATCACCAACCTGTACCCGTGGAAAATCCACCAGTTCATCAACGACCCGATGACCAACGCCACTACCCCGCCGATGGGGTTCTTTCAACCCAAAAGCAACGCGGCTGAACTGATGGCCGTGTACGAGCGGTTCGCGGCTATCGCTGACGAAGTTGTGGCAGTCCCTCGTTATATGTCTGGCACGGCTCCTGGTGGTGGCATTGGCCGCACGGCAACAGGCATGAACATGCTCATGCAGAATGCTGGCAAGGTTATGCAGCAGGCTGTGGCGATGATCGACCTGCATATAATGACCCCATTGCTCGAACGTTTGTACCAGCACAACATGATGTACGCCGACGACCAGGAGATTAAAGGCGATGTAAAAGTACGTGCTCGCGGGGCTAAGAGCCTGATCGCTCGTGAGGCGGCGCAGGCGAGGCGTCTTGAGTTCCTGCGTGACACGGCAAACCCATACGACATGCAGATTACCGGCATCGAGGGGCGTGCGGAAGTTCTGCGCGAAGTGGCTAAGAATCTCGACATGCACACGGACAAAGTCGTGCCGAAAGCGCCGACGCAACCCCCGCTGATACCAGGGGCGCGGCCTGTCCAACAGGCTCAGCCACAAGGCCAGGAGTTAATGAACGGCGCTCCGGTAGAGAACGCGTTTCCAACACCTCCTGTCGGTATGTAGCTACTGTGCTGCGGGCTATTGGTGTTGTGTTGTTAGCAGCGTTGGTGTCTGCTGCTGCGTGTTTAGCATTGTTCGCTGTCTTGGTTATTGCTAGCGATTACCTGATTGCGCTGTTAGTGACATTAACTCACTAGCTTGCTAACATCTTGACAGTGTTAGTTGTTATGTTATAACAATACATATGAAGCAGGACGTACGTACCGCAGCTTGTCTGCACGCGCTTACACAGCCTGAGTTCGAGCCGTTTGTGGCGTATCTAAAGGCGCTATACAAAGAGGCTAGGGACAGGTTGGAGGTAGCTGACGCAGATAGGCTGATGTACCAGTGCCAAGGTAAGGCGCAACTGGCATCCTTACTTCTTAACGACATTGCTAACGCTCGTGATGTCCTTGAGAAGCTCAACAAACGCTGACCGACTTTCGGAGCTGATAAATGTCTAACTTGCCAAAAGCAGTGCAGGAGCAATTGGAACAGGCAGAACTCGCTATGAACGGGTTCAAAGAGAAGCAGGCTGAGCCTGTTGAGCAGGTAGAGGTGGAAGCGCAGGCTGAAGTGGAAGCTGCGCCGGAGCCTGAAGTTACTGAGAAGCCTCGCGGCGAAGACCCAGAGCTGTGGAAGCAGCGCTACTTGTCATACAAGGGGCACTTCGACGCGGAGCTTGGCCGGAAGAACGAGGAAGTTAAGCATCTGCAGGCGAAGATCGAGGAAATTCAGGCGCGGCTTGAGAAGCAGAAAGAGCCTGCGCCAGAGTCGGTGCCGGGTGTTTCTGATGAAGATATCGAGACTTTCGGCGCTGACCAAGTTCGTTTTGTTGAGCGTGCGTCGCGTAAGGCCGTCGCTGATGCGATGGGTGCGTTTGACGCGAAGTTGAATGCATTTGTAAACCAGTTTAAGGCTTTAGAGGGCCGTGTCGGTCAGGTTGACGACAGAAGCAACTACTCCGCTACACAGATGTTTATGCGCGATCTGGAAAAGGCAGTACCTAATTTCCGAGAGATCAACGCTAACCCGGTGTGGCTGGAGTGGCTGCGTGGTGTAGAGCCGTACACGAAGCGTTCTTGGCAGAGCTTGTTGGAAGACGGCGAATCTGCGCTTGACGCTGACCGGGTGGCGGCGGTGTTTCGTGCTTTTGAAGGACAGTCTGGCAAGGCAGAAACCGCCAGCAAGCAGCAGGCTAACGCCAAGCTGCAGTCTCAGGTGTCACCTTCACGCTCGCGTGCTCAGACGCCGGTATCTAGCGAGGTTCCGGCTAACCAGCGCACGTACTCATTCGCGGAGATCGAGCAGTTCTACGACAGCCTTTGGCGTGGACGCATCGACCCTTCGCAGGGCAAGGAGACGGAGATGGAAATTAACCGAGCGGTCGCTGAAGGACGTGTGCACAGTTAACCAAACTGACCTCGTTTTGCAGCGGCTTACCTAAATCTTTGTAAAACGAGGAAGTAGTCATGGCTACTATTACTCCCGCCGCAACATTTCCCGTAACTGGTGGAATGGCCACCAGTCCGGCGATGTCCGGTACTTTTATCCCGACTCTGTGGTCCGGCAAGATGAACGCCAAGTTCTACGCCCGGTCCACGTTTGCTGCTTGCTCCAACACCAACTGGGAAGGCGAGGTGTCGCAGCTGGGTGACAAGGTCATCATCCAGAACGCCCCGAGCATCACCATCAACGACTACAGCGCCGGTAGCACTCTGACTTATCAGAAGCCTACCCCCAGCACTGTCGAGCTGGCACTTGACCAAGGCAAGTCTTACAGCTTCGAGGTGAACGACGTTATTGCTCACCAAGCACGTCCTGACTTGATGGAGATGTTTTCCACCGATGCGGGCGAGCAGCTTAAAGTGTCTATCGACACCAGCTCTTGGGCTGCTACTTTTGACCAGGGCGCAGCGGCTAACAAGGGCGCTACCGCTGGTGTGACTTCCAGCAGCTTCGATCTGGGGACCGACGCAGCCCCTATCACGCTGACTACTTCCAACATCCTGTCCACCATCCTGGCGATGGCGTCCGTGCTGGACGAGCAGAACGTGCCGGAGGAAGGTCGTTGGCTGGTGCTGACCCCGCGTGAGCGCATGTTGCTGATGCAGTCCAGTATCGCTCAGGCGTACTACACTGGCGACTCCACTTCTCCGGTTCGTAACGGTAAGATCGGCATGATCGACCGCTTTGAGCTGTATGTCTCCAACCTGCTGCCCACGGGCGCTGCGGACGAGGACTGGGATGGAGGCGCTGACGCGGGCACTGCCTTGCGGCACGCGGTAGTAGCTGGCCACAAGTCGGCTATTACCTTCGCTAATCAGCTGACCAAGACTGAGACTCTGCGCAACCCGTCTGACTTCGGTGATCTGGTGCGCGGTCTGACTGTCTACGGCCACAAAGTGGTGAAGCCCGAAGCCCTCACTCTGCTGGTGGCTGCTGGCTAACACTAGTTGTGTTAGGTTCTTTAGACTAGAATAGGGGGCAGTAGCCCCCTATTTGGTATCGGGTTTATGAAAGACAAGTACACTGTACAAGAGCTTCGTGGCATGGGGTTTGAAACTGCTGGGCGTTCTGTCCTCGTCGGCGCAGGGGCTGCTCGTTTTGCTGTGGCGATTAAGCCAGACGGTGTG